CTACATCTTCAGCATAAATGTGACTGTGATGCCACGTTGCTGACCAATTAGAAATCTGTGATATTGATTCAGTTCTACCTGTATCAGGATAAAAGATTTCTAAACTTGCTGCGTTCATACGCAGATGTCCGTGTGGTTGAAAACTATCAATACGGACAGGATGGTCAAAGCTATGGAAGCCTTGAGTCATTGCATATCCATGAGGTGGAACAATGAGATGTCCATTCTCATAACCTTCTCTCAAAGGATACAAACGAAGGTCTTGATTATACACATCATTTACTTCTGTATAATCTTCATCGTGGAACCAAAGACCAATCTCCACGACATTGTCTTTAATCATACCACCTTCAGCAGTTGCACCTACACCGCCTGGAAACATATGAATGTCCCAACGTACAAGTGAATTGGCAGGCATGGTACGACAAACACCTTCTGGCATTAACTCACCCCACTTACCCATTGCGTATTCGGTTAACTGTCCGTATGGAACAAGCTCACCTTCTTCGTCATACATATACACATCTGAGTTAGCGTGATGTACTACAGCAGCAGCATCGCCTCGGGGCTTAACTTGTACTGCTTTGATACATCTGTCTTCTGTGAGCCCAGGATTAACAAACTCTTTACTCCACAAGTCATTACCGTTGGCAGGAATATCATATGCTTGTGAAGGAACAATAAGGTCTGGTTGTCCAAACATTGCAGCGAAACGCCAATCATCTGGATCTGGCATTTCAGGGAGTTGAGGTACAATATCAGTGTCACCATAAGGTGAACCTGCATTTACCCAATCAACAACAGTTGCAATTTGCTCATCAGACAGTCTCCAGTCGCCTTCAAGATCCTGAATGCCAATATGCTGGTCGTAAGCATAAGGAGGCATTTCTCTATTAGCAACTCTCATTTGAATAAGAGGAGCCCAAGGTCTAACTTGATCGTAAGTTTCAAAACTCATTGGACCTACGCCACCAGGACGGTGACACGTTACACAGTTGTTGTTTATGATTTCTGCTACATCATCTGTGTATGTTTGTGCTATTGCGCTGAAAGGCAATAGTGCTAAAAGTAAATATTTTTTCATGTATACACTCCTATTTTAAGTGTAACTATATTTATAACAGTTTTATTCTATAGATAAAAAAAGGGGCCGTCCATGGCCCCTTTAAAAATGATACCTTAAGGTATTCTTTTTGTTGTTACATCAAGTTTGTAACTTTAACACTTCTGTAGTATTGGTTACGGTCGGCAGTGAAAGTATCTGCGTCAGTAGTACCGTCAGACTGTGTTACGTAAGGATTAGCAATCATGCCGTAACGAGTCTTGAAACCAATCTTTGGTTGGAAAGTATCAGGGTCGATAGCTCTAACCATTTGAAGTGGAACATATGGACAGTAGAAAAGACCTGCGTCATATGCGCTTGTGCCTTTATAACCAGCTACGTAGAACTGTGATGCTGCACCAGTGTTTGCTGAGTAAGGATCAACATAAACACGGAAACGACCATTCAGTACACCTGCGAAAGTGTTACCAGTGTCATCTACGTTCAAGCTAGTGTTAAGTGCTGGGGCGTAATCAAGTACACCTGACATTGCAAGAGCAGAAGCTACGTCAGAAGAACAAATAATGAAATTACCTTTTCCTCTACGTGTATCTTGTGCAATTACGTTGGCGTCACGCTCGATGTTGAACAACAAGCCCTTGAAACGCTCAACTGACCAACGTCCGTTTGAGTCAACGTCCAGGTCAAAAGTACCAGGAGTAGCAGTTGATGCTGCACCAGTCTTTGCAACCTTGTAAATAGTACGGATAACTTCACGGTTGATTTCAGCAAGGATCTCTTGTGAAAGGATGTTGGAAAGTTCGCCTTCTGCGTCCAGTCCGTGAATCGCTTTCAAATCCTGTGCCAATTCAACAGTGTATTCTGCTTTGAGAGCTCTTGACTTTGCAGTTACAGTGGTCTTCTCAATGCTGAAAGCCATTTGATTCAAAGTAACTGAGTCACCGAAATCTTCTGCTGAGCTTGTAGCAACACCAGTACCAGTAGTGTAAGCACCGTCAACAGGGTTAGAACCTGCGTGAGTACCTTCACCTGAAAAATCAGTATCAGCTTCGTTAAACAATGCTTCAGTACCAGTTTGACTAGTGTAGTGTGACTTCATAGCGAAGATCAAACCAGTAGGTCCAGTCATAGGCTGTACACCAGCTACGTCATATGCCATCAAGTTTGGAAGAGCTCGTCTTACCAGGCTGATGAGGATAGGATCATAGTTGTCTACAGAAGCTCCAGTTTGGTTAGCGTGAGGTGCTTCAAAAAGAGCAGTCCGCTCTTCACGCAACGCTTTTTCTTGGTTTTCGAGAACTACAGCAGTTACCGCTCTTTTGTACGAATCTTCAATCTTAGGAAGATTATCGTGGTTAAGAACAGGCTCCCACTTTTTCTCAACTTGTTCTGATAAAAACATTTAAATGTCTCCTTGTTTCAGTTATTTTCGTTCTAACTTATTATATTTATAAAAAAAGTGTTTTTGGTAATTAAAACTTAGTCGATTTAGAAATTGCACTAGCATACTTAGACATAACTGAATTAGTATTTTCATCAATTTCGTCTACTGTATCTTCTAGAACACTATCAGCTTCTACTGTATCTTTAGGGAAATAGTTTTCCTTAATGATTTTAAGTTTTGCTTCATATGAATCTGCACTAGTGTAAGCAACATCTTCAACCAAAGTAATAAATCGCTCTGCCTCTGTATCTGCTAGGTCCTCTGAAACAACACCTATAATGTTTTGCTTCTTGAGTGATACGGATTCGGTAGTCAAATCCATGTTAGTCTGAACCTGCTCATCCAGTTTAGTTTGCAGTTCGTCAATCTTCTTTTGCATCTCATCAAGAACTTCATACTTTTCTTCAGGAACTTCAATATAGTTCTCAGTGAAAACTTGCTGTAGTCCTTTGATGAAAGACTCAGTAACTTCAGTTCTTAGACCACTTTCAATGGCAAGCTCGTTTTGAGCCATCCACTGTTCAGTTACATAAGAAAGATACTTGTCGATGTTTTCAACCATTTGCTCAAGCTCTGATTCAAACGCTTCATTTGCTTGCTCAACAAGGTCGTTTTCGATTGCTTCTACTTCACTCGCTACACGGGAAGTAACAACAGCTTCAAAAATTTCAGCTGCTTTAGTTTTAAATTCTTCAGTGAGGTTTTCATCACCTTCAAAAAGGGCTTTGAGGTCTTCTTCGTAAATTACTTCGTCAACCGCAACTTCCTCTTCTTCAACAATTTCTGCATCTTCCTCAACGGCTTCATCTTCTACAATCACTTCTTCATCTTCAAGTTCTGCTTCTTCCTGATGTACGTTTCCGGCAGACGCCTTCTTCATCACATCAGTTTCGCTTGGCTTGTCGTTGACAAAGTTTGCAGGAGCTTCTTTAGCACCGTTACCTGCAGGAAGAGTTCCATCTTTGCTCGCCTTAGCGGAAGCAGCCTTACCCACGGTTGAAGTCAAACCACCCTCAGCATTGCCAGTACCTGAAAGGTCCTGTTGCTCAGGATTGGGGTTTGAATCACCTTGAGTAGGGTTGCTATCGTCACGAGCAGTGAGCTTGTCTTTAGGACGGTTTGCTGAACCTTCCATAAGCTCTCTGATTTTAGACTCTACACCCATCGTTTTATCTCCTTTCGGTTAGATTTATAACTGTCTTGTATATTTATACAAATTAAATATTAGATAACTTATTTAAAAATGTTTGGAAAGCCTGCATTTTAGCCTCAGCGAGGTCCTTACTACTTGCTTTCTTAATAAACTGCTGCGTTTCTTCAATTTCTCTTTCTTGCCAAACGCCTTTAACATATACCCACTCTCTGCCTTCCATGATACCCTGAACATAAGCATCAGGGGCTGAAGGGTCAGCAACAATATCTGCTGCTGTAGCAAGCATGAAGTCATCTTGTACTTCGTTAATGCCTTCGCTGTTTTCTTTCAATGAGCCAAGACCACGTGATGAAACGCCTAGTCCTGCTCCCTCTTTGATAAGGCTTTGAGCAATATTACCCATAGGAGTGTCAAGGATTTTTGCTTTTCCTATCCAATTATTACCATCTTCTCTAAGAGAGGTAATCATATGTGAAACACGGTCCAAGTTAATACTAGGACCTTCGGGATGACCGAGTTCACCATACGCTCTTTTGGTTGCTACTTGTTCTTTCATATAACGGTCAACTTCCCGTTGCATAATTTCTCTGGGATATACTCGACCGTTTCGATTCTGCAAGTTAGACTGAAGGAAAACACCTTCAATATACAGGTTCTTTTTACCTGTTTCCTCGTTTTCTTCTACAATAAATTGCAGATCCTCGTTAAGTTCTTTTATTAGTTTCATTAGCCTAAGTCTCCGTCAGCGTCCTGATGCTGTTGTGAACCGTAACCAGATACTTTAGCACATTCTACAATAACTGTGCCGCCATTACCGCCTGAAATAACCACTTCAATATCTTGGTCATTTTCATCTGTGTCTGCCCAACCGTAAAAGTCTATGCTTCCTGAATCAACACACTCGTAAAGAATTTTAGAGTTGCGTTGAACATAAGCACGTGCTGAAGTAGACAATGCCCACTGTAACCCTTTGATGTTAGCTACAGGGCTAGACTGTGTTTCTGTCGATTTTTTTAATGTTGTTGCTAAAGCGATAGTACCGGTGGCTGCTGTGCCTCTGACGGCCACAACACCTTGGACCTGTGTCAACTTTAGTACGTCTACTGTGACCGCCATTTAGTTCCCCTTACTTTTTCTTTTTGTGGTTGCCGTGAGAGCCTTCTTCTAATACTTCAACTCCTTCTTCGGCAATTTCTACTGTTTCAATGCCATGCTCAAACATAACTTTGTACCATGAAACATTACCATCTGCGTCAGGCACAGCGTGTTCACCAAAAATAGGAGTACCTTCACCCCAACCTTCTTTGAAGATTTTAGTTGCACACATATGTTGGTCATCGGGTAGTGATCCTTTAGCTACACCATCAACAGGTGCTTCCTGAATATCTACCTCTACTCCTTCTCTAAACTGCTTAAACGTCTTCATTTTCTTCTCCCGTTTCGATAGTTTCGGGTTCTGCGGCAGGGTCTACTTCTAGTATATGATCTTCACCGTCTGCCAAACCCATTGCTTCTAAATCTGGATTTTTAAAAACTGATTTTGATAATTCTACTTTGTAATCGTTTACTGCATCATTAGCTCTTTGTTGCATGAGACTGTCAAAAGTATCTTGAACCTCACTGGCTTTACCTTGTGCCATACTATTCATCATATCTCTGATAGCTGCTTGTTGATCCATCATTGTTCTCCTGTTTCTTCACTTTGCTCTAAAGGTTGTTCCATCTTTAGTTCCATATCTATTTGTTCTACTTCTTCGTCAGTGAGCATTAACACTTGTTTTTGTACATAAGACTTACTAAATAAAGTTCCTATGTATGCTGACATACCGTTCAACACTTCTACTCGACTTCTAAGTATTTCTTGATTCTTAGATTCTGCATAGTAAGTATCCTGTGCAAACTCGTAGTACAAATCATCCTTAATACTTTTCCAATCTTCTTCAGTTATAATATTTTTAAGAACTAATTGCGTTCTAAGTAAATCATCAAACATTGTTCCAAACTTTCTTCTTAGTTTGGCAATGAATTTTGTAAACTTTAATTCATCTCTATTTATTTCAGCCGATCTACCAAAGTTTAGTCCGGCTTGTTGTTCTAATCTAGATACAGGAACATTCAAAGACTGATATAGTTTCTTTTGAAAATACTCGACGTCTTCAATTTGTCCTAAATTTTGTCCTGCTGGCAGTGTGTCAATACTTGTACCCTGACTGCCTTCTCTACGTGGAAGCCAAAAGTCCTCCAACATAGACATAAACTTTTTATCATCACGCACCTCACCTGTACTAGCATCATATACTAGTTTATTGCGATAACGGTCCATGATGTCTTTTAGATATTGTTCAGCACGTCCACTTGGTAAGTTACCAACGTCAACGTAAAAGATTCTGCGTTCAGGAGCTCTCGTAATCCTGTAAATGACTACGGCATTCTCCATCATTCTTAGCTGATTAGCGGGTCTAATAGCCTTATGTAAGTATGACAAAGGAACATTTTTATCTTGATCTACTACACCTGATGGACAGAATGTAATAGCATCTTTTGTAATTTTCAAAGCATTGTCATTAGTTGGGGCTTGATACTGACCTGCTTTTCTAGTTAATCCTTTCTCATTAAAAATAAAGTATTCGTCTACTGATTTAATAAACTGAATACCTTGTTGATTCTTTTCTTTCTTTACTTCTTTGACCTTTGTAATTTTACGTGGGTCAATATATCTAATATCTTTTATACCGTCTTGAGGCTTGTCAGTGTCAATGACTTTGTGAAAATACATTCTGCCATCAACATACCAACGCCTAAAGTAATCCTGTGCTCTATTTTTGAAATCCAATATTTCAATTATATTTTCAAACTCATCTCGTATCTTATTTTTAATACTTGCAGATACTTTTAGTTTGTCCATATTTAATTTAACCGGATCTTCATTATCTAAATAAGCAATTGCATCATCAACAATATCTTGTATTGCTGTGTCTACGTCTGCCATCAAAGATATATCTCTATATCTTTTAATTAACTCAGCTTCATTGTTGGCAACACCTTCTAAGTCTAAATACGTGCCGTAGTAACCTCCAGCACGTATTGACTCAATGCCGCCCTCATCAGAAGGAGCCACGAAAGATTTTTCAGTCTTAGGTGGCTTTCCCCGAGTTATTTCAAACCCAAAAATATTCATATTATATTATCCTAAATTACGATTATGCGTTATCGTAATGTTGATATTGGAATGTTACAGTAAATTCTTCCAATATATCGTTTTGTGCATATTGTAATGCAATCTCACTCATTTGTATTGGGTAAGCATTTCTTAATGTATACGTACCGCCTGGCAGTACATCATCGTTTCTGTCCAAATGTTGAATAACAACGTCTGCTTGATAATCTGCTGGAACCAAAGCGCCGGTATTTTCAGATTTGCTGTTCATACCTTCCATCCACGCTTCAAAGGCTCTACGTAGTTGTTGTTCTGTGTCATTTACAATAGTAACTGTCCACGGATCAAAAATACGCTCGCCTGCCAGTTTAACCTCACGACCTCTGTACTGAATAATCGCTGGGTTAACTGTTGATGCTGGAATTGCAGCTCCTGTTACCAATATACTGTACGATGTATCTACATTAGGAACATAACTAGGAAACCCAAGTAGAACCCTAAACTGATTAGGACGGGCTCCACCTGCACCTAAACGAGCTTTAAACTCTGTAATATTCATCTATCTCTCCTGTTTACTTTTATTTATACAGTTAACCTATAAGCTCTTCAAACGAGATACCTGTTCTAGTAGCGATAAAGTTCAGTTGGATAAAGTTAATTGATTTAGCTGGCTTGACGAAAATATCCGCAACAAAACCATTTGAATCAATAACTTGATCTGTGTTGTTTGTTTCGTCACAAACAACTCTGAAATCATAAATACCCCTACGACCTTGAACATCTCTCAGGAAAGGTTCTACTAAGTTTTTAAACTGTGATCTTGTGAAAACATCGTTAAATTCAAACAACTGAAATTTAGCCGCTGTTGCAATTGCCTTTTCAAGTACAATGAAAAGTCTACGTACATTGATTCTATCAAATGCACTAGGCTTATCCAACATTGTTCTATCACCAAACAGTGTGATACCTGAACCTTGAGCTGCAACGATTGGATTCACACCCTTAGTGTATATTTTGTCTCTATCTGCTTTATCAGGAGAGTATGCCAATCTAATAGCATTTTTGATTTTACCTCTGTTGAAACCTGCAGGAGAGAACCAAGGATCTGCTACAAAGTCTGTGTTTGCACAAAGACCTGCTGTGTCTCCGTTACAAGGAACATACACGTAACGATCATAGTAACGGTCATACATATACTTCCAACCTGAATCGTATACCATGTAAGAACTTCTAGTGAAAGTATTTGCGTCAGTTACAATGTCTGTTGCCTCTGAACCAACATTGTCAAGAACTGCTGCTGAAGGCGGTGAAACAAAGCCAATGCAATCTTTTCTTGTGTCGCAAATTGTTTGTACCTTAGTTCTTCCTGCACCAGTATTGTTTCCGTTAAAAATCAAATTAACGTCATGTAGTTCATCGTTATCTAACAAGTCAAGAGCAGTCACAACGTCTGCTGCGTCTGTAGTGCCATTAGCACCGCCTGCTAGTGAAACAACTGCTTCTGCTTGAGTATGACCTGCTGCAAAAGTAGTTCCACCTAGTGTACTACTACCCCAGGTTGATGCTGATGATGGATGATCCAACCACCAAATATACTGTGAACGATTGTTG